CCGGAGGACTATACGGAGTATGTGACCCACCACAGTCCGCTGGACGCGGCCCGGTACACCCGGACGCGCTTCCACCTTTCAGAGACGGCGGAGGAGATCCGTCAGGCGTGGCTCCGGATGGCCAAGGCCGCCTACGCCGGGCAGCTGGAGCTGAAGCCTGGGGCGCGGGCCCTGCTGGAGCGCTGCCGGAGGCGGGGGTGGAGGATGGCGGTGCTCACCTCCTGTATGCCGGAGCTGTGCCGGGCGGCGCTGGAGCACCACGGGATCGCGGACTGGTTCCAGGGGGTGGTCACCACCCAGGAGACAGGGCTGGAGAAGCGGGACCCGGCGCTGTACCGTCAGGCGGCGGCGCGGTGGGGCGTCCCGCCGGAGGACTGCGTCCTGTTTGAGGATTCGCCCGGTTACTGCGCCGCGGCGGGGGAGGCGGGCTTCTATGTGGCGGGGGGGCGGGACCCCCTGTATGCCGGACGGGAGGAGGAACTGCGCCGCCTGTGCGGCAGCTGGGTGGACAGTCTGGAGCAGCTTCCGCCGGAGCTGGAGGCGCGCCTGTTTTCCGGGAGGTAAAAGGGCCGGGGAGGGAAGCTCAAATGAGCTTCCCTCCCCGGCTCAGTCCGTTGAAAAAAGGGTAAAATACGTCCAAACGCTTCGCCTACGATGTGCTTTGCGTGTCAGAGGAGAGATCGATCAGGCCGTGGACGAAGCCGTCCATACGCGGAGAGAGGACCTCGCCGCCCACCACAGTGGTCCGGTAGAGCATCAGATTGGCCTGTACGCCGGACTCTCCGGGGGGGTAGTTGGTGACCTCATAGGTATAGCGCCGGATCCGCCGGCCGGCATACCGCTCCAAATCAAAGCCCTGGGCGGCCTGGAGCGCCAGATAGCGGCGGTAGCTCTCATCCATCTCCTCCGGGATGCGGATCTCCTCCACAGCCAGCGGCTCCTCTGTGACCTGCCAGCCGCAGCTGTTGAGATAGGCGACCCGGTCCGCGTTGGTTCGGATCCCCTTGGAGCTGGGAATATCGGCGGGGGCCGCCGCCGCCCGGCAGCCGGCGGGGACCAGGTTCAGCACCAGGGCGGCGCAGCACAGCAGCGCGGCGGCGGCCGCGCCGAAGGCCAGCTTCCGCCTGGGCAGCTTGGCAGTGACGATCAACACAGGGCATTTCTCCTTCCCATCCTGGCTGTTCCATCTCTATGCGGGCTGGGACAGGGATATACCTGGGGGAAACAGGCGGCGGGAAAGGAGAAAAGTGCGGCCGCAAATGTCAATAGATTAACCCGAATTTCTTTGAATATTTTTTATAGCGATTATAGGCTTGCAAGAAACACGTTGAAAAGCTCCGCAGAGGTGTGCCAGTCCAGGATTAACCGTGGGTAATTATTTATCCAGTCCTGGACCCGGCGCACCTCTTTTTGTGTTACCTTGCGGAAGTCCGTGCCCTTGGGGAAAAACCACCGGATAAGCTGGTTCTGCTTCTCGTTGCTGCCGCGCTCTCCGGGAGACCTGGGGTGGCAGTAGTAGACGTGGGTGCGCTTCTCTCCGGGCAGCAGACAGGAGCGCTCCATGCCCTTGCAATCGGCAAATTCGCTCCCGTTGTCCACGGTGATGCTCTTGAACACCTGGCGGAACATAGCGGTCCCCATGCGGCGCTCCAGTCGGTCCAGAACGCCCACGACGCTGGCGGCGGTGTCGTCGTGCATCTTGCGGATGATCTCGTCCCGCGTCACGCGTCCGGTGAGGACGCACAGGGCGGCCTTGGTGCCCTTCTTACCCACTACGCTGTCCATCTCCCAGTGGCCCGGCTCCTCCCGGTTGTTGATGTGCTCCGGGCGATGCTCGATGCTGTCCCCTCTGGGGGCTTTCGCTGCTTTCACGCGGTTGTAGGTCCGCTTCTGGTCACTCTTGTAGCGCAGCTCCTTGTTGGTCAGGGGCCACAAGTCCCCGTTCTCGATGTACTTATACACAGTCTGACGACATAATGTGCAGGAGAAGGTGGTCTCCGGCGTTTTGCCCAGCATGGAACAGGCAGCAGACGGGGAATACCCCTCGGAGATGGTTTTGACCAGCCACCGGGCCAGCCGGTGGTCTTTGCCTATTTTCAGAGGCTTTTCCATGTTCTTCTTGCGGTCCAGGTGGTAGTCCTTGGCGACATCGGCGGAGTAGGAGATATAGGTGGTCAGGTCGCTGCGTTTCAGCTCCACCGCGCCCCTCCGGCACTCGTCGTAGACCGTGCTGTGATGCACGCCCAGATAGCGGGCGATCTGCGGCTTGCTGTACCCCTCGCGGAGCATTTTTTCAATGGTCAATCTGTCGTTCCAGGTCAAGTGTGCGCCCTTATATCTCGGCATAGGAAAACCTCCATTTGCAATACTTTTGCATAGCATTTGTATATCTTTAGCACACTTTTTTCGGCCATGTCAATAGCCCCGGAAGATGCAAAAATCCCCCTACTATCCGTAGGGGGATTTCAAAATTTTTTATTCTTTTCCGGTCAGCCAGTCCATCGTCACGCCCAGGACCTCGGCAAAGATCATCAGCTCGTAGTCCGTCACGAAGCGGTCCCCGGTCTCTATCTTGCTGATAGCCTCCCGCTCAATGGTTACACCCCGCACCTGCATCCTGGCCGCAAGGTCCGCTTGGGAGATGCGCTGGGTGGTCC